TGTGTTGAAGGAACTGCAAACATTTTCGGGCTTAGGAAAATTGATGAACCCGATGAACCATATTTTACTGTAAATATAAGCAGCGACGGTAGGCTTATTGAAAATCACGGTCTACACAACGTCTTGCCGACTTCAGAGGTCAAAGCCTTTGTTGATAAGTGGCTTAAGGTTGTAACTAAACGGTTGGAAAAGGAACCGATTGATGCATCCGAGAAGGAAGAAACCAAACAGAATATACGAATAGGAGCGTAACACATGAAAACATGCCAGTATTACAAGGGCACCGAGCAAGTCGGTGCTGATTCGACAAGAATCATCTGCTCATACATGGCGAGCGGCGGAAAAGTTTTCAAGAACAATGACCCGGAAAGTGCGGCTCTGATACAGTGCTGCTGGCACGCTGAGAAAGCGGAAAAGGAGTGTCCGCTTTGGAACGTTGAAACGGCGGACACCATTCTGGACAAGCCGGATGCAGTTCCGAATGACGAGGACGAAGATGTTGACGGGATCGAATTCAACGAAGGTGAAAAGCTTCAGATGCTTGCGGACGGATTCCGCAAGATGAGCAAGACGTGCCACTACTACTCCAGCGAATATGGCAAGGCCGAGGTGAACTATCTCGGCGCTATGGAATTCGAATGTGAACACACCAAGATGATATTCGCAGAGGAAAGCAAAGCTGGCGAATGGCTTGAAAGATGTTGCTCGGCACCGGAAAAGTGCTATCACTACCGTAAGGCTAAGGAAAAGGAGGGACAGCCAGTGGAACAGCAGACATTCACGACGGAGATTGCAGAAAAGGCGGATACTTCAATATCAACTGAACGTCAGGACAGAGCGGCGCAGCTTACGCAGCGGATCATGGCCAATGGCAAGATAGCCGCAAGCTCCATGATAGAGATGGGGCGTGATCTCAAGACAGTCCGTGACGAGCGGCTCTTCACTGAGATGGGGTATGAGAATTTCGAGGAGTACTGCGAAAAGAAGATAGGCATAGGCAAGCGCCATGGCTATAACTTTATACAGATTTACGAGAAATTCGGCGAGGAAAAGCTGGGACAGCTTCAGCAGCTCGGTATTACCAAGCTGCTTGAAATTGCAAAGCTGGACGATGAGGATGCCGACGACCTCATGCGGCATAACGATGTGAACGCCCTATCAGTACGCGAACTCAGCGCAAAGGTGGACGAATACCGCAATAAATTTGAGCAGTTGACCTTACAGCTTGAGGAAGAAAAGAGCAAGAATGCTGAAAGTGCGTCACTTGAATCGCAGGTGGAGGAGCTGAAGCGGTTTGCCGCAATGCTTAACGATGATTACAACAAAGCTCTCAAAGAAAAAGCGGAAGCTATTAAAGAACATCAGTCCGAGATGAAGAAGCTGACCGCTGACCGGGATAAGCAAATTAACGAGCTGAAAAAGAAGCAAACCGACTATGAGGAGCTTGAACAGCGATATAAAGAAATCGCAAGCCGTCCTGCAGAAGTCTCCGAGGAAGAACGGAACGCACTCATTCAGCAGGGTCGCGATGAAATGTGCAAGAAAAAGGATGAGGACTGGAGTAATGCCGTTGAGCTTGCGAAAAAGACCGTAACGCGCGAAACCACGAAGAAATTCGCTGAAGAAATCAACAGCCTCAAGACTCTGAACGACGAACTGCGCAAGGTCGCTGACGGTGCCAAGGAGTCCGCAAAGAAGTACAAGGACGAGCTTGAAAAGCAGAAAGCCGAAAATGTTGCTTTGCAATCGAATGCACAGGTGGTTGAAGTTCCTGCTCCTGCTCCAACGAGCGGCGCACGTGATAAGGTAAAGTTCTACTTTAAGCAGATAGAAACAGCATTCACCGCCGCGACAGAGGCTGTGTCCGAGGCTGATACCGAAGAGCGTGCCGAGCTTACTTCTGCGCTTAAGAAGGTACTTGAGCGCATGGGCACGATATTAGAACAGACCTAATAACGGGAATGTCAGATTGAATTCGGGTGGGGGAGCATTCCCTGCCCGGAAACAATCCATTGTTGAAAGGGAGAAATTGTGAAGAAAAATAATGAAATCCAGAACAAGTGCGGTCATTGCAAGTATGCCCACGTCAAGAAGTACGGTACAAGCGTGTACTGCCAGATTCACGACGATACGCTTAAAGGCATCAGCTCAAAGGCTTGTGAGAAGTTCGAGGAACGACCGGATAGAGAAAAGGAGAGAGCAACATGACCAAAGAAGAACTTCTGAAAACAGCAAAGCCTATCCTTTTCAACACCGAGATGGTGCAAGCAATTCTGAATGGACTTAAAACAACGACAAGGCGGTATGTAAAAGCCAAGAGCAAAAACGCGTGTGGATTTTATGTTACATTCCGAGAGTCAGATGGCTCTTTTACGGGCGTATATGACTATGACGAAAACGGAAAGATGTTTGAAAGTCCACAGACACAACCAGCATACAAAGGCGATATTCTCTATGTTAGGGAATCATGGAGCTGGTGTCCTTGTTGGGACTGTGGTATGGAAACAGATGATGGCAAGTGCGCCGATCCCAACGGTCACAGAAGATACAATTCCGAAAAAAAGGAGTATGGATGCTATTATTTCAAAGCATCTGCTCATGCTGGAGAACAGCCTCCAGGTTTTGAACATTGGAAACCCTCAATACATATGCCGAAAGAAGAAGCCCGAATATTCCTGCGGGTAACTAATGTGAGGGTGGAAAAGGTGCAGGACGTTGTCACCGGTGATTACCGCACACCTGGCAACATCAACGCCGAGGGCTTGTACAAGCCCTGCGAGAAGTGTATGCATCACAACGGAGATTGCAAGGATTTCATCGGAGATAACACATGCCGGCTAGTTAACAGCTTTGCTGCCTTATGGAACGGAACGGTTTCTAAATCAGATCTTGAAGTATACGGTTGGGCGGCCAATCCATGGGTTTGGGTCATTGAGTTCGAAAGGATAAAGGTGGATTGAAATGGCTGATACAACAAACTGGCTCGAAAAGACCAAGGAAAGTTACAACGACTACAAAACATATCGTGCTGCGTGGTGCAGACGTTCCGGATTGCCGATGATGGACTCCTCCTGTTGGAAACAGATCCAGGCGGAGGATCTCTACACCGTTTCCCGTGCCAAGAAAAAGCACGTCAGCATTGATATGAAGCACGTTTGTGCATGGTACAGAGTTTGGAACGGCTATGTTCCCATGTTCCGAGCGTCACGGAAAGACGGTGATAACAGTGGCTGAACAGAGAAGAAGGGCTCTTACTCCTTTTGAACGCCAGCAGATTTATGGTAAATTCAGCGGTCGCTGTGCTTACTGTGGCTGCGGAATCACTATCAAGGATATGCAGGCAGACCATGTTGTCCCATTGCACCTCGGCGGCGCAGACGATATTGCAAACCTCTATCAGGCGTGCCGGGCTTGTAATCACTACAAGTCCACGTTTGACGTTGAGAAATTCCGGGCAGTAATCGAACAGGCTCCGAATGTGCTTATGAGGGATAGCGCCACTTACAGAAACATCGCCAGATTTGGGTTAATTAAGCACCCTGATAATCCAACTGTACAATTTTACTTTGAAAGGAACAGCGAAAATGACTAACGAAAAATTAAAAGAAATTAAAGAGCGCTTGCTCGCAGAGAACGACAAACGGCGCCGTGTGGAACAGGAACAAGTCGATGCTTGTGCGAGATATTATGAGCGTGGCGTAAATGACGCGCTTGCAGCGGTATCGTTTGTGCGCCCCGAGCAGCCCACAAAGGAGGACACGGAATGAGCGAACACACCGAAGAATGCAGCGGCTGTCTTGCCGAATACAACGGCGAGTGCGCTGCCGAAACATGCAGAGGAAAGATAACACAGCTCGCTCACAGTACTGAGAAGTACACAGACAGCAAGGAACGGCACCAGAAAATGTACAAGCTGTCGGCTGATATGTTCCGGGAGTGTTTCAGCGAGAACTACGTTGATGAGGATACAGAGGAATGAGTGAATACATAACGCGCGAACGCGCATTGGAGATTCTGAACGATATAGGCGGGTGCGGAGCAGAACCCGAAAGCTATACAGCAGGCTGGGACGAGGCGATAAACGCTGCGTACGAAACGATACAGAGCGAGCCAGCCGCCGATGTTGCACCGGTGGTGCATGCACATTGGATAAACGAGCCTCCTTATAGAGCGCTTAATGGGGATTTCAGGAAAACGCAGGAATGCTCGAGGTGTCATAGCACTTATGTCAGCGCCGGAAATACTCCGTATTCCAATCATAAGTTCTGTGCAGAATGCGGCGCCAAAATGGACGGTCCGGTAGAGTGGCTGAAGCTGTGAAAAATTTAAAGCAAATTTCTTTAGGCATAAACCGTGTTGGAGGTGATTAAGAGTGAAAGGCGAACTTAAGATACAGCGTGACCCGACCAGAAGAAAGTTCCGGTGTCCAGTATGGACTGTTACGCTTTTTGCGTGGGAGTTCCCACTCGATAAATTCAGAAAGCGCGTTGTGGCCGCAATACGTAAAATGGACGGGTTTGTCGGGTGGTGTGATCCCAAGGTGTTCTTCCATGAAGATGACAGAGGGATGCTTTATTTCGCGCTTTTTGACAGCCAGGCACATGGAGAAGCTGCAAGGGATTTGATTCGTGCCGAGTTTCCGCAGCAGAGCGTCGGCGCAAATTGCTGCTTACATTATGCCGCAAGGGAACCTATCGAGCAGGAGTCTAAAAGCGATACGGGATTTACAGAATTTCTCGCAAAGATGATTCAGAATTCCGTAAATGGAGGGAACAAGCACAATGAGTAAAAAGCGGTGTCATTTCTGCGAAGATCTCAAAATGCTGAAAAGCAAGGTCAATACTCCATCAGAAATAAAGTCGGTGTATTTAACAACGCTGGTAAAAGTTGATTGTTAATGGCAGGGTCAAAAGCTGGTGCGATTATGGCAGCTACAAGCTGAGATTTTGTCCGGAATGCGGTCGGAAAATTGAACAGGAGGGACAATATGAATAACGACGAAAACGGGTATTACATGCCAGTATACATGTGCAAGCTTTGCGGTGAAATTCTTGTAGGTGTAAAAGAGAAAATTACAGACAAGCACTTGGCAATTAGCATCACAGATGCAGTTGGTTGTCTTGGCAAAGGAGCATTTTCATATGTGAGAAGAAAAACACCTCACACATGTGATGACGGAAGCGTTGGCATTGCTGATCTGATCGGAATGAAGTATTTCGAGGAACAGAAATCATGAGCGAATACATAACCATAGGAGATTGCGCCGTGATATTTCAGGGGCGCAACCTAGACAAAGCCAAGCTGAACACCGAAGGAAAGGGAATCCCCTACATTGTCGGGGCGTGCTGCATGAAAGATGCTCGGCTGAAATGCGAAAAGTACTGTGAGAACTTCGAGAACGAAACAATATCCAAGTTGGGTGATATACTCGTTTCGACCGTGGGAACGCTCGGAAAGGTCGCGATAAACGATATAGGCGACTGCGTCCTTTCTAGGCACGTCTGTGCTGTTCGCTTTGTTCCGGAAATATTGCCCGAATACGGTCTGCTGTGCCTCTTGGCGTCGCTGGAATTGTGCATACCGCCTGACGATGGCACACAGACGGGCTTTTCTCGAAAGCTCGATTGCTCAGAGATCGAGAAATTACCCTTGGTATACATCGTTCCCGATAAGCAGCGTGAAACAGTTGAGAAGATGGTGCTGCTTGCATCATCATTCCAGAATATGAAGTCAGTAGACAAGCTGGAGAATATGCCGGACAATCCAATCGAGTTGGCGGGTTGGTTTAAGAAAAGAGCTTCCAAACTCATCAAGGAACAGAACCGTACTCTTGATCAGATAGTAGCAACCATAAAATCCGGGTGGGACAACGCGCCCGAGGAAATAAAACAGCTTATGTTGGAGGACATAAAGACATGAGAATTGACAGCGTAATAATTGAAGTGCTTGCAAAAGCAGAAGTGAGCGGCAACACGCTGCGCCTTACAGAACAACTTGACCGAAAGACATATCAGCAGGTCAGCAAGGTGCTTTCGGCAATCGGCGGCAAGTGGAACAGCCCCAAGAAGTGCCACGTCTTCGCTGACGATGTAGAGGATATCCTGCAGAGCATTATCCTCACTGGCGAATACACCAGCGAGAAAGCAGAATATCAGTTCTTTCCGACCCCGGACGAGCTTGCCGCCGAAACAGTAAGGCTGGCACACATCACGCCTGACGATGTGTGCCTTGAGCCCTCGGCAGGCAGAGGAGCAATCGCCAAGTATATGCCCGGCTGTGACTGTGTGGAGCTTAATTCGAAAAACCGCGCTTTCCTTGAAGAACAGGGGTTCAAACTGGTGCATGATGATTTCATGACGTTCGAACCGGACAAGCAGTACAGCGTGATCGTAATGAATCCGCCGTTTGCCAAACAGCAGGACATTATCCACGTCACCAAGGCAATACACATGGCTACACGCTGTGTTGTTGCAATCATGTCGGCGTCGGTGCTGTTCCGCACTGATAAGCGCACAACAGAGTTCCGCGCTCTTGTGGAAAGCTATGGCGGTACCATTGAGCCGCTGCCGGAAAGCTCGTTCAAGGAGAGCGGCACGGCCGTGAACACTTGCAGAGTGGTAGTTAATAATGGGTAAAAAGGAGTACCAACATGATAATTAAGAAACTCGCAAAGCTCGTGAAAAAGGCACATTACCTTGGCATAACCTCTACGATCAACGAGCGGTCACAGCAGTGGCTCGGAGGAAATTGGGGGCTTTACGACATCTCCGATTTGCCTTCGATAACGTATGGACAGGCTTGTGCCATGTTCGATTTCAATGCAAAGACAATCGACAATACATGGGACGATAGTGACGGAGCGTGTATACTTGCCCAAAAGGTTAAAACGGCCTGCAAATACAGAAGATTTGAAGCCGACGAAATCGAAATACACTCCACATTCTTCGGAGATGAGGAGATGAAAGTCGTTGTCGACAAAGACCAGACTGCGTTTGCGTTTATTCCCGCCGAGCTGCTTTCGCCCATCGTTGAAACAGAATATACACAAAAGGTGCTTATTCAGGGCGAGGACGGTGCTACATATCTGCTTGTATACAACGGTTTACAGTTGGTTGCAATGATTCCGTCACTTCGTATTCCAAAAGGAATGGTGGACTCCTGGCAGGAATCGCAGACCAAGATATACAACTGCATGAGTCTTTATCTGAATACTTTGGCAGCTGAGGAGGAACGCAGAGCGGCAAGCGATTCCGGGGTCGAACATCAGTACACGTTCGACGAGAACGAGGACACGGAGGACGAGGAAGATGCTGAATAATTTATGCATGCAGGGCAACCTTGGAGCAGCGCCCGAACTGAACACATCGCCGAGCGGCATATCAAGCGCTTCTTTCCGGATAGCCGTCAAGCGCAATTACAAAGAGTCTGACGGAAGCTACAAAACAGATTGGTTCTCCTGCGTAGCTTTCCGTCATACAGCTGAGTTCATCTGCAATCATTTCGGCAAAGGTGATATGATAATAATCAACGGCTCTCTGAGAACCAGCGAATACACCGACAAAGCAGGAAATAAGGTCAGCAAAACCGAAATCTATGTGGAGGGTGCGAACTTCGGCGGCTCAAAGACATCAAGCGCACCGAGCGGCGCAAAGGAACAGCCCGCTGCTCCAGACCCACCGCCCATAGTCGGAAACAATGCACCGGACGATGATTACCCATTCTGATGGAGGATAAAATGAATAACGAAATAGGAAGTCAGTTGAAAAATTTACGAGAAAGAAAAGGCTTAACCATTGAGCAGGTAGCCTATGCTGTTGATGAAATCCCCAGCGAGGTCGAGTTTTGGGAAAGTGGCAAGCTCAAGCCCTGTGCCGATGCGAAGAGAAAGCTGGAGTTCCTGTTTAGCTGTTTCGGCGACGATCACAAGGAACTTGCAAAGGTAAACGAGGAAAACTATTCCGACTTTTTCAATTATCCAGAATGCGTTGACGTTCCTGAAAATTTCCCATCTTGGCTCAAGGCACACGGCTTTTTCGCTGCTCCAGCCTCCCTTGGACATCATGGAAACCAGCGCGGTGGACTTTATATACACTCTAGTCAAGTTGTAGCCGAGCTGGAGAAATATACGCGAAACCTCGGATTGCAGTGGAACGAAAGCAGGAGCGCTTGGCTTGTCGGAATGTTCCATGACCTTTGCAAGGTCGATGACTACTGCTACAACTGGGCCGGCGACAAGTGGGAATGGAACAAGAACCAGATACTCACAGGTCATGGCGAAAAGTCACTGATAATGCTCCAGCGGCATATTACCCTCACTGAACAGGAGATAGCGTGTGTTCGCTGGCACATGGGGTCGTTTACCGATCAGAAAGAATGGGAATATTACGGCAGAGCGGTTGAACGGTACCCGGCCGTACTCTTTACTCACACTGCCGATATGTACGCGTCGCGCGTTCTGGGGGTATAAATGCAGCACATAGAAGATAACGAACAGATGATACTTATTCGCTGGGTGCAGTTCGAAAGCGGCAGACACCCCGAGTTGTCGTTGCTGTTTCATGTTCCGAACGGCGGTAAGCGCAGCAAGGTCGAAGCCGCAAGGTTCAAGGCGATGGGAGTGCAGGCGGGTGTTCCCGACCTGTTTCTCCCTGTTCCGCGCGGAGCTTATCACGGACTGTTTATCGAGATGAAAGCTCCCAAGGGGAGAACGTCTAATGCACAGAACACATGGATAGAAAAGCTGAAGAACAACGGATATGCAGTCGAGGTGTGCTATGGATTTGAGTCAGCTCAACAAACGCTGCTCTCATACCTTGATGAAAAATAGCTGTTTGCAATCAATTTCACAGGGAGGTGTAACTTATGGCTAAGAAGAGAAATTGCAGGAGAACCCCGGAAGAAGTGAGCATACATGACGAGGCGGTGAAACTCCGCAAAATGACTGACGCTCAGCTTGTCGAAAAGGTTCGTTCTGCATCTGTGGCGGCAAGTAAGCCGCCTACAGCATTTGAGGAGCAGGCCACTTCGACCAAGAGTGTTGCTGAATTCCTCGAGGCGTTTGCAAATGCCAATATTCCGGGCGTGGGGAAGATAACGCTTAAGAAGATGAACACATTCGCAAAAGACAACGGATATCTTTAATAAAGGGGATTGGACGATATTATGACGGTAGCAGAATTAAATAAATATTACCTGCTGGAGGACGCTATTCGAGATGATAAAGAGAGAATCGCGAGAATTGAAGCAAAACTCTGTGGTTCCAGCTCCTTCGATACGAGCGGTGTGCCGAAGAACCCGACACCGCGCAACCATATTGAGGACAGCTTTATCGAGTTGGCGCACCTCAAGACGGAGCTTGGCAATGAAGTCAGGGAGTATGAGGCTTTGAAAGTCAGGATTGAGCGGTATATCGCGCGTATCAACGACTTGCTTATTAAGCGCATCATGGAGAAGCGAGTTCTCAAGCATAAAAGCTGGAGGACTGTTGCGGTGGAACTCGGTGGGGGGAACACCATCGACTCCGTCAAGAAGATGTATTATCGCTACATATCGGACAATCCTGATTAAGTTGTCACCAATGTCCCCCATGTCCCGTCCAATGCGTGATATAATGAAAACATAATCAGATGCAATGCACTCCTCAATTTTTGCGTTCTCGCCCGGGCGCAGTATAAAATTGAGGAGGCTTTATGTTACCCAGGAAAAAAGGCGAAGAAATCAAAGCGGTAGAGATGCCGCCTATCAAGGAGTATCTGAAAGAGATACAGCGCGATGGCAGCGAGCTTGGAGCCGATGAGGTGTTAAAGGACACGCTCAAATGGCTTGATTCGCGCGGTATAAAGAATGCTGTATCAATGCAGATGGTCGAGCAGTATGCGTTCTCCGTAGCTCGATGGATACACCTTGAGCGGCTTATCTCGAAGTATGGCTATATCGCCAAGCACCCGACCACCGGTGCGCCCATTCAGTCCCCGTATGTAGTGATGGCTCAATCTTATATGAAACAGGTTATCGCGATACGGAGTGAAATTAATCTTCAGCTTAAAGAATCACGTTCCACGCCGACGACATACGTTCGGGAGGTGGTTTACGGTGAATAACGAGCTGAACTATTACCTTGCGGACGTTGAGGAGCTTATCCCCTATACTCGAAACGCCAGGACGCATTCCTCTGCACAAATATCGCAGATTGCCGCGTCAATAAAAGAGTTCGGGTTTCTCGCCCCTATCGTCATTGCCGAGGATAACACGATTTTGTGCGGTCACGGCCGCTTTTACGCCGCGCAAAAGCTGGGCTTAAAGAAAATACCCTGCGTCAAGGAATCACACCTCACCGAGGCGCAGAAACGCGCATACATAATCGCAGACAACAAGTTGAGCATTAACGCAGGCTGGGACGATGAGTTGCTTGCTGTGGAGCTGTCAGACCTGCAAGGCGAGGGTGTTGACCTATCCATCACAGGTTTTGACGAAAAGGAACTTGCAGACTTATTCGATGATAAAAGCAAATCTGATGTTGAAGATGACGGCTACGACCTGTCAGCCGCATTGGAGAAAGCGGCATTTGTGCAGCGCGGCGATATATGGACGGTAGGCAGACACCGCCTGATGTGCGGCGACGCCACCAGCGCCGATGATGTTGCCGCTCTGATGGGCGGCAAGCGCGCGAACCTGCTCCTGACAGACCCGCCGTATGGCGTATCGTTCAAATCATCGAGCGGCTTGACCATTCAGAATGACAGCATAAAGGACGAAGATTTCTACAGCTTCCTTAAATCGGCTTTCACCGTGGCGGTCGACTGCCTTGAAAAGGGAGCGGCGGCATACATCTTCCATGCTGATACGGAAGGACTGAATTTCCGCCGGGCTTTCGTTGACGCTGGCTTTCATCTCGCTGGCTGCTGTATCTGGGTCAAAGATAGTCTGGTTTTAGGGCGGAGCGACTATCAATGGCAGCATGAGCCGGTTCTATATGGATTTCTGCAAAACGGCAAGCACTCATGGTATTCCGACCGAAAGCAGACTACCATTTGGAACTTTGCCAAGCCCAAGAAGAACGCGAACCACCCTACTTCGAAGCCCCTTGACCTTTTATCATACCCCATTCAGAATTCCTCGCAGGAAAATGCTATCGTGCTTGATACGTTCGGAGGGAGCGGCTCAACGCTTATGGCGTGTGAGCTGACAAACCGGATATGCTATACGATGGAGCTGGACGAGAAGTACGCTTCCGTTATCCTGCGAAGATATGTTGATGATACCGGACGTTCTGACGATGTATTTGTAGAGCGAAACGGTGAAAAAATCCCGTATGCTTCACTTGCAAAGGCGGTGGAGCATGAGTGAACTGACTTTAGGCAGTCTGTTTGATGGCAGCGGCGGCTTTCCTCTAGGTGGAGTGCTTGCGGGAATAACTCCGCTGTGGTCCTCGGAAATAGAACCATTTGCAGTCCGTGTCACAACCAAGCGACTTCCGCAGATGGAACACTACGGCGACGTGTCTGCGCTTAACGGCGCGGAACTACCGCCTGTCGATATTATCACATTTGGCAGTCCGTGTCAGGATATGAGCATTGCCGGAAAGAGGAGCGGCTTGGACGGCGCACGTTCCAGCTTGTTCTATGAGGCAGTCAGGATAATCAAGGAAATGAGGTGTGCAACAAATGGCAAATACCCGCGATACTGCGTGTGGGAGAACGTTCCCGGAGCATTCAGCTCAAACGGCGGCGAGGACTTTCGGTGCGTCCTCGAAAGCCTGTGTAAAATCAAAGATGAAACCGTTTCTGTTCCTCAATATGAGAGATGGACAGCAGCAGGATATATCATGGCAAAAGACTTCTCCGTTGCCTGGAGAGTCCTCGACGCTCAATACTGGGGAGTACCCCAGAGAAGAAAACGCATCTACCTTGTCGCAGATCTTGATTCCGAACGCGCCGGAAAGATACTGTTTGAGTCCGAGGGCGTGTCGCGGTATTCTTCTGAGGGCTTCCGCGCGTGGCAAAGAACTGCCGCCGCTGCTGAAAGCGGCATTGGAGCGGCAAGCGGGGGCTTAATGAACGCTGCCGGCTTTTGCGCGGAGCATTCGGCGAAAGCACGTGGAATCGGCTACGAGGAAGAAACCTCGCCCACGCTCCGCGCTGGGACGATACCAGCAACTGTCTACGAAAATCATTCACAGGACACACGGTATACCGGACCGCTTGATGTCGCTCCGACAGTAAGTTCGACCTATGGAATGGGCGGGAACAATCAGCCGTTTGTTGTGACCAAAGAAACGAGATGCTTTGATGTAAGGTTTACCTCCGAGGGAACAAAGAATGCCAGGCATAATTGCTATGAAACTACTACGTCGCGGACAATAGATACCGGCGGTAATGCGCCGGACTCCAACCAAGGCGGGGTTGCTGTTGTATCCGTCCAGGGCTCGATGATAGGCAGAACGGACAAGAACGGACCGCAAGGCAGCGGAGTGAACGAGGACGTTTCTTTCACGCTGAATGCTACCGACCGTCACGCTGTAGCTTTTTCGTCGGCGCGGGTATACAGTACGAGCAAGAACTCATACCACACAGAAGCTACCGAGAATGTTGCAGGCACTCTTGTGGCATCTGACTATAAGGATCCGCCGACCGTTGCGGAAGAACCTCGATACATCGTCCGGCGGCTCATGCCTACAGAGTGCGCCCGGCTGCAAGGCTTTCCGGATTGGTGGTGCACCGACCTCGAAACAGCAGATCCGACCGATGGTGAGCTTGAATTCTGGCGACAGGTATTTGAAGTTCACCGAAATATAACGAGCGGCTCAAACAAGGTAAAGTCAGATAAGCAGCTCCGTGCATGGCTTAAAAGTCCTCACAGCGATTCAGCGGAATACAAGCTGTGGGGGAATGGAGTTGCTTTGCCCTGCGTTTTCTTCGTTCTTTCTGGCATTGTTTACTATTCACAGTTGAATGTTGAAAGTTTGTGAGTTTATTCTCTTGATATGTGTCCCTTTCGGAGTTAATATATAGCTGGTCAGCAGGCAGCACCGAGCGGCATAATATACACATAATTCCGCTGTACATTTCGTGTAATATATTGTTCCTAAACCGCTTGCTATTATCTCGCTTTAGAGTTAATATGTACACACCGAAAGGGAAAACAAAGCCAAACGGAGGACACGACAATGAAAAACACACAGGTACAGATCGAGGGCATTAAGAACCAGACCATAGGCGTTGAGGTCGAGATGAACAATATAACAAGAGCGAAAGCCGCACAGATCGCCGCTGAGTTCTTCGGAACGCACCGCCACGAAAACACCGCCGGCCGCAACGGATACTGCACCTTCTCCGCTTGGGACAGCGAGGGGCGCGAATGGAAATTTCAGAAAGACGTAAGCATTCACGGACCTGACGGTGAAAAGTGCGAAATGGTAACTCCGATCCTTAAATACAGCGATATCGAAACACTTCAGGAACTCATTCGCCGACTTCGCAAGGCAGGAGCCAAGAGCGACGCAACAAG